AAACTAGCAGACAAATCAAGAGCGCCGATGTATCACGCAAACGTCACTAAGCGTGATGTAGGTAAATTTTGGGCGGAACAGGATTTTGATTTGGAGTTGCCAAATATGAATGGAGTCACCATGCATGGTAACTGTGACTTGTGTTTTTTGAAAGGATATGGACAGATTATGTCGCTTATCATTGAGCAGCCTGATCGTGCTGATTGGTGGAGCGAGATGGAAACGCTAATCAAAACAAAAGGGAACCCGATAGGTGATGGTGCGACATTCCACAAATCAAGACCAGGTTATGCAGCTATGAAACAATTTACAAAAGACCAAGACGGGTTATTTACGAGCGAAGAAGATTCAATTTCATGTTTTTGTGGAGATTGAGTTGGGCGATGATGATAGGGGTTGAGGCATGAGTAAACAGACGTTTAGGTTAGTACATGACGAAGCGCGGCGCAGGGCTATTCAAGCAGTTAAAGACGCCACAGATGGATATATCGTCACAGTATCAGAGCCGACTAGAAACTTAGACCAGAACGCAGCATTGTGGGCAATGCTAACAGATATTAGTCGTCGTGTTGACTGGTACGGAAATAAGCTAAGTCAAGAAGAATGGAAGTCAGTTTTCAGCTCGGCACTTAAAAAGCAAAAAGTAGTACCTGGTCTGGACGGTGGCTTTGTAGTTTGCGGCCAGTCCACGTCAAAGATGACAAAATCAGAGTTCAGTGAATTGCTTGAGTTAATTGCAGCATTCGGCGCAAACAATGGGGTAAAGTTTAATGACAAAAGATGAGCGAAAACACATCGAGCGCGTCAAAAATCTATCGTGTGGCGTATGTGGAGAGTGTGAAACATCGGACGCGCATCATATACTGGAGGGTGGACGCAGGGTAAGCCACTTTGCAGTTATCCCACTGTGCAAGTCATGTCATCAGGACAGCCACAACGGAATACACGGGCGCAAGGCGATGTGGAATATCATGCACAAGACTGAATTGTTAGTGCTGGCTGAAACGATAGAAAGATTGGTATGATTAAATCATCAATAAAGCGGTCAAAATACAACAACAAAAAGACAACACTATTCGGTATCACATTCGACAGTAAGGCTGAAGCAGATAGATACCTTGTGCTCAAAGCAGATTATCAGGCTGCCCGCATACGCGAACTTGAACGGCAAAAGGTATTCATCCTCGCTCCGTCCGTAGTAGTTCAAGGACGTAAGCGACCGCCACTAAAGTATATCGCTGACTTCACATATTTACGAGCAGATGGTACGCTTGTTGTTGAAGACGTAAAGGGCGTGGTGACGGATAGCTACAGGATAAAACGTCACTTGATGATGAGCGTTCACGGCATTGAAATTAGCGAGGTGTTTTCATGACAGGTAAGCTCGGCATGACATTTTCAGGTAACAATATCAAATCATGAAAGGAATTAAATGGAATCTGCGTTAGTATTGATAATTGGAGTTTCATTTTTATCGGGTGTTGTTTTTGGTATAATCGTGGAAAAAATCAAAGGAAAAAAACCATGAAATATGCTAAAATATTGATAGTAATGATGTTTGCGCTTGCTGGTAATTCACAGGCTAGAGAGCATCTAGCACCACTTACAGAGTGCCAGCTTAATATCGTTGTAGCTACTGCTGTTTATCAGTTGAGTATAATAGATGCAAGAGTGCCAGACATTAGCGGCATGTTGCAAGTGGCAGCAATAGCAGTGCAAGACCAGGACACGCTGGACAAGTGGGCAAGGACAAAAGACGCAACGTATAATCTTAGTGATGTTTACATGGCGATTTATGATATATCAATGAACATGATTAAAAAGCATAAGCGCAACGTCACGGAAGAAGAAATAAACACCGCAGCTATTAACAGAGTAGATAGGGTATGTCAGTGACGTTGAGAATGAAAGGTATTTTATGATCGTTACTGTCCGCGCACTCAATTATAAATTTAACCCGCAACGCTTAGAATATCGTAAGAATGGCTAGATTAACTGAAACTAACAAATCACGTCTAATAGCTGATATATCTACTAACCAATTCTCAGTAAGAGAGTTAGGTAAAAAATACGGCGTGAGCAATGCAACTGTGCAGAAATACAAAGATGACGCAGATATGCAAAGTGAACAGGTGGTGAACGCTGGCATAGCATATAAAACAGGGCTTGCAGCAATTGGAGATTCTGTAAAAGTGAACGCAATAGTGAACGCAGTAGATGAGCGCACGCAACATTTAATATTCTTCGCAAATGCTGCAGTAAGGAACGTTCAGGAGGCAATGGCAGCACCATGCGAAAACCAAGCAGATTACCAGCGCAGGGCTGACACAATAAGCAAGGGCAAAGATGCATCTCTAGGAAAATCCCCAGATACCGCTATACAGATAAACAACAGCGCACCGCAAGTCAAAACGATAAATGACTTCTACAGCAACACTTAACCCTAACCTACGCACATTCTGGACTACTCCAGCACGTAACCGCGTGCTATACGGAGGCCGAGATTCAAGTAAAACTTGGGATGCGGCGGGCTTTGCTATATTCCTGGCTCAATCGTACAAAATACGATTTATGGCTACTCGTCAGTTTCAGAACCGCATAGCGGATAGCGTTTATACGGTTTTATGTCATCAAATAGAGCGGTTCGGGGTTTCGCATCTTTTCGAGATAACGAATACGTCTATTTACTGCCCATCCACTGGTAGCGATTTTATCTTCTACGGGAGGTCGCGCAACATCTCAGACATTAAAGGCGTTGAGGGCGTGGATATACACTGGGCGGAAGAATGCGAGCTAATGACCGATGAGGAATGGTCAATCATCGACCCAACGATACGCAAGGAGGGGTCACAGCACTGGCTAATCTTCAACCCCAGATTATCGGCTGATTTTGTATATCAGCGGTTTATCGTCAGCCCGCCTGCTGATACGATAGTCCGTAAAATAAACTACGATGAAAACCCTTTCCTATCTAACACTTCACGTAAGCGCATTGAGGCGATGAAGATAGAAGATTGTGATAGTTATGAGCATTATTATTTGGGCGTGCCGTGGACTGACGATGACAGGGTAATCATTAAATTGTCGTGGATAGAAGCGGCGATTGATGCGCATATAAAATTAAACTTCGCGCCAGAGGGTAGAAAGATAATCGGCTTTGACGTGGCGGATGATGGGGCTGATAAGTGTGCTAACGTGTACGCTCATGGTTCGGTTGCGTTATGGTGCGAGGAGTGGAAAGGCGGCGAGGATGAATTACTCAAGTCATGCTCACGAACCTACGCAAACGCACAAGAGCGCGGTGCTGAGATAGGTTACGACTGTATAGGCGTGGGCGCATCCGCTGGCGGCAAATTTGACGAACTGAATCGGGCTAATAGCAATCTGATTAAGTACCACAAGTTCAATGCAGGCGATTCAGTGCATGAGCCTGAAAAACCGTATAAATCAGACATCATGGCGAAGATAAAAAACAAGGATTTTTTCAGCAACTTGAAAGCGCAGTCCTGGTGGCTAATCGCGGATCGCTTCCGTAATACTTATGACGCTATCCACCACGGCACGCAATACAACGCAGACGAACTCATTAGTATAGCCAGCGACATGCCAATGCTTGAGAAGCTAAAGACGGAACTGTCAACACCACGGCGAGATTTTGACGCAAACGGACGTGTTAAGGTAGAATCAAAAAAAGACCTTGCAAAGCGCGACGTTCCCAGCCCAAATATCGCGGACGCATTCGTCATTGCATTTGCCCCAACAAAGTCAACCCGTAGCTGGTTCGGATAAAGGAAAAACAATGTTTAAGTTTTGGAAGAAAGCGATAGATCCAGCACCATTACCAAAGCCTAAAAAGAGCTTTTGGGGAACGCACGCGTTTGACCACGGCGAATCATTTGCAAGCCCACGAGATATAGTCAATCAGATAGCGGCAGGACTGCCGTCAGGAACGATGGACGATTCAAGTACTGGCGCACCATCATTAAAGATTATGCAGGACAATTCAAGCGCATTGAACGATGTGCTAATGATGTGGTATGCTTCGCAGGGTTTTATCGGGCATCAACTTTGCGGGATATTGTCACAGAACTGGCTAATTAACAAAGCGTGTTTAATGCCAGCCCGTGACGCAATCCGAAACGGCTACTCAGTCGCATCGGTTGACGGTGACGACATGCCAGAAAATGCGACGAAGATAATCAACTATTATGATCGCAAGTTTCTGTTGAATAAGCACATTCAAGAATTTGTCTATAAAGGTCGCATATTCGGTATTAGAATCGCGCTGTTCAAGGTTGAAAGCACCGATCCTAATTACTATGAAAAGCCGTTTAATCTGGACGGGATAACGCCGAATAGTTATAAAGGGATTGTGCAGGTTGACCCGTACTGGTGCGCACCTATGCTTGATGGATTATCAGCGGCGCAACCTGATAGCTTGTATTTTTACGAGCCGACGTGGTGGATAATAAACGGCGTTAAATATCATCGTTCACATCTGATCATATTCCGCAATTCTGAATTAGTGGATTTACTCAAGCCTTCGTATTTGTATGGTGGGATACCCGTACCTCAGCAAATCATGGAACGTGTTTACGCGGCTGAACGAGTAGCTAACGAAGCGCCACAACTAGCCCAGACCAAACGTACTACTGTGTGGATGACCGACATGGAAAAGTTCGTTAGTGCTGGCGATAAGGCAATATCAAGCCTGAACGATTGGTCATACTATCGAGATAATTATTCGCTTAAAATTGGCGACAAAGAAAGCGACGAGTTTAATCAGTTCGACACGACGCTCGCAGATTTGGACAGCGTTATTATGACGCAATATCAGATTGTTGCAGCGGCGGCAAACGTGCCAGCGACTAAACTACTTGGTACAACGCCTAAAGGTTTCAACTCAACAGGCGAGTATGAAGAAGCCAGCTATCACGAGGAGTTAAAAAGCATACAAGCAAATCATATGACCGCGCTGGCTGAACGACACCATGAACTGGTAATGAAATCCTACATTGCGCCCAAATTCGGCTATATACAAACAGCAGTGACGTGGAATCCATTAGACACGCCTACCGCTTTGGAGTTAGCACAAACTAATCTATCCAAGGCACAAGTCGGCGCGGCACTAATCGCGTCAGGCGCAATCAGTAGCGAGGACGAACGCGCAAGGGTAGCCAAAGACAAAGAATCAGGCTACAACGAACTGGGCGAGGATGATGTGCCAGCAGGTGAAGAAGCAATGGATGGGGACTTCAAGGAATCAGAACACCCACGCGCCGATAACGGGCAGTTCGGGAATGGCGGTAGCAATTCAAAAAAAACGGAAAATTTACCAAGCGCGTATGAGCAAGCTCAGAAATTAGGTATTAAAGGCATCAGAAAAAACACGGATGAACAAAAAATTAAAAAAATGATTGAGGAGCATAACGCGGCGGAATCGTCCGTGCGCTTAATTCAAAGCGGGAAAAAACAAGACTTACCACAATATAAAAATGTAGATGAAAACGCCGTTAGAAAATATGCAAAATTAGTGTACGGTAATCGGTATCAGGTTGACTTAAACGATAATGAATTCGACGCAAGAGGACTTGGTGGAGTTGACGACTTGGTTAGTGGCGGGGTTATTGAGCCAGGCAATGATAAATACAAGCATCAACTAACTAAAGCTGGCAGAGAAATAACACATCAATTGTTAGTTGACATAAAAACCAAAAAACACGCAGTATGAAACAGAACAACATTAAGCGCGGCGGCGTTCTAATCCCTTCGGCATCAATCCGAATCAGGTTCGAACGTGCTATCACGAAGCTGATTACGAAGATGGCGCAAGAGATTAAGCGCGAAGTTCGTAGTGTGTACGCTGTTGGTATGGACAGCACGGCTATGGATGCAAGCATGGCAAGTCAAGCACGAATCAGGCTTAATGCCGTGTTGACTAAATACGTGCCATTATTCGGGAAGCTGGCAGACGAAGAATCAGCGCGAATGGTAAACGATACGCTTAAAAATGCGACTGTTACTGCGAGATTGTCATTAAAAGAAATAAGCGAGGAATTTACTATAAAAGCGGGTGATGTTGATGAGCGCACCCGTGAGATAATGAAAGCGTCAACACAGCAAGCAGCCAGTTTGATTAAGCTAATCCCGCAAAAGTATCTGGCAGATGTGCAGGGTCAGGTAATGCGTTCTATAGTTGGCGGGAATGGACTGCAAGACTTAATCCAATATCTTAACAAAATGTACGAGGGCAATATAAAGCACGCCCGACTTGTTGCGTTAGACCAAACACGTAAAGCGTACACTGGCATGACTGAAATCAAGATGCGGAACGCTGGCATAACTCATTACGAATGGATACACAGCGGCGGCGGTAGTCACCCAAGGCCATTACACGTTAAACTAAATGGCACAATTCAGGAATATGCTAATCCGCCGTATATCGGTGATATGTACGGTGAGGAAGTGTATGGCAATCCAGGCGAATTGCCTAATTGCAGATGCAACGCTAGGCCTATCGTAAAATTTGCAAAATAATGTTGACACAGTTTATTTTTAATGTATAACGTGAATTATTCTAACGCAGGGATGCGCCGAATACACAATGACAGCAAGTAACGACACTCTCAACACTCAAGCGCAGGAGCAAGCCAGCCCCGCATTTTCTGACGTCCTCACGATGGATGAGCGCATCTTTGACACGAACGGATGGTTCGAAGTCAAGAATAACCCACTATCGAAAGTCGGTATATTCTCATATTCAGGCGCACAGATTGGCGCTGAACATGCAGACAGGATTTACCGCGTTTACCGTCCAGCCGAAGAATTATCAACAGCCGAATGCTTGGATTCGTTTAAGCTAATCCCTTGGATAGATAACCACGTAATGCTTGGCAACGAGGACGCAGGACTCACACCATCCGAACGTAAAGGTATTCAGGGCGTAATTGGTGAAGATGTTTATTTCCGTAATGACACACTATACGGGAATATAAAGGTGTTTTCAGAAGCGATGAGCACGTTAATCGAATCTGGCAAAAAAGAATTATCATGCGGGTATCGTTGCAAGTATGAGTTTACGCCTGGCACATTTGAGGGCGAGGCATACGACGCAATTCAGCGCGACATCCGAGGTAATCATCTAGCACTTGTGGACAAAGGACGCATGGGGTCTGATG